TCAGTTGTCCTTTTTCGTGGTATCCGTCTTTTTGGAGGTGTCGGTTTTCGTGGTATCCGTTTTGGCCGTATCCGTCTTGGCGGTGTCGGTCTTGCCCGTCGTATCCGCCGCGGCGTCGTCCTCCGCCGGCGCCACGCCGATGATGCGGTCGGTCAGACCGGCCTTTTCCGCCTCCTCGCGGGTCATGCGCAGGGGCTCGGCAGAGTCCTCCACCAGCTTGGCCATCACCAGATAGCGGTGGGCGTCATCGCCGTTCTTGCACACGGACAGGACCAGCACCTTATCGCCCCACTTGGGCAGATCGTCACGGTTGACGTTGACGCTGCCGGCGGAGGGTGCAAAGCCGTTCTTATGGTCGCTGCCGGAATAGCTCTTGTCCGTGGCCGCCTTGTCCAGCGCCGCGAAGAAGTCTGTAAATACCTGCTCATCGGTGAAATCGTGGTAGTACAGGATGTGGGTGGTGTCGTAAGGGATGCCCGCGAAGATGCGGTACGTCATCTTCCGCCCGCTCTGATAGACCTCCACCACCGCCTTGTCGTCAAACTTCAGCGTCTCGGCGTAGCTCTGGAGGCCGCCGAACATGGTGCGGTTGGCCATATTGTGGCCGTAGACCACGGTGACAGGATCGTCCAGCTTCGTATCGTTGTAGGTAGCCTCGGTATACAGCGTACCGGCCTTGTTGTCGTTGCCGTCCAGGTCGCGGTACAGATACCAGCCGTCATCCACCGGATGCTGGGCGATGAAGCCGCCCTCGCGGATGGCGCAGCCCGTGGCATTGGGGATCTTCATATAGGCGTAGGCGTCGGGCCACGCCTTCTGCGCCGTCTCGAAGTCCACCGGCACGTCGGCGGCCTCCGGCTGCACCAGCACGATCTCCTGCGCCGGGTCGGTATCCGGCTTGTTCTTATCTTCCGTATCGTTGTTCTTACCGCAGCCGGCCAGCAGCGTCAGTGCCGCCAGCAGGGCTGCGCCCGACAGAATATACCCTTTCTTTCCCATGATGGTCTCCTTTCAGCAGTGCGGATACCATCAGCTGACAAGAGCACGCATGCCTGTCACCTGATGGCAAGAAATGCGGGACAGCGCGCCCGCTGCCCCGCACCTCTGCGCTGGGGGTATCTTACCATATGCCGCCCGCAAATGCAAGACCCATTCGATCGCTCACAGCGACGCTGTCTCATCGTAGCCTTGGAGCATCAGGGTAAACTGCCGCTTCTGCATGGGCGTCATCCGGTCCTTGTAGGATGCCAGCAGGGCCTTGGCCTCCGCCAGCTTACCCTGCCTCAGATAGCTGGCCACTGTACGGTGCAGACTGGCGGCAGCCACGGAACTCAGTGACTCGCCGCTGCTGCCGGAGCCGCTGCCGGAAGAACCGGAAGCGCCGGAAGGACCGGACGCGCCGCCGTATGGCAACCCATCGCTGACCTCCGCGCCGGAGGCCGACAGCTTCTGCTCCTGCTGGGCCTTGCTGCGGTAGTGGCCCAGCATGGTCTCGTAGAGCTTCCGATCCTCCGCGCTGGCGTTGTCATACTCCTCCTGCGCCAGAGCCAGCCGCTTCTCCCACAGTGACACATCGTCCTGCCAGCGGCCATAGGCGTTCTGCTCCCGCTGATCCAGCAGGTCGTAGCGGGCGCGAAGGTCGTTCCCCTCCTGCTGATAGGCGCTCCGCGCCCGATCCTCGAACTCCGGCAGCAGGGCCATCAGCTCCTGCATGTATCGGCTGTACGCCTGCTGCCCCGCGCCCTGGGCATAGCTGGAGCCGTACCCGCCGGTAAGCGCCGCCGCCTGACCCATGGTGTCCTCCATGGCGGCGCGGCCCCGCTGAGTGTACAGCTGCGTATACTGCTGAAAGCCGCCGTCCGCCTCGGGATCGTAGGAAAATGGCGCACGCCCCGTCAGCTCCTCGTACAGCTGCGCCAGCTGCTGCTCATACAGGGGCTCATAGTCCCCGGGCCGCTGGGATGCCACGCTGTCGCGATGGGCCAGCGCCTCCTTTACGCTGTCCGACGGCTTGTAGCCGGCCTCCAGCTCTGCCAGTGCCTTGGCCGTTCTGGCCGTAGGCGCGGCCTTAGGCACGGATGCCTGCGGCTCCTCCGCCGCCGATGCCGACGCGCTCATCAGGCTGCCCCACGTCTCGTCACCGGCGATGCCGTCCCGCTTCAGGGAGTTCTTTTTCTGATAGTCCCGCACCGCCGCGCGGGTCTTTTCGCCGAACACACCGTCCTCGTCCAGCTGATAGCCCTGCTTGTTCAGCTCGCTTTGCAGGCGGCGCACAGACTCGCCCTGCGAGCCATAGCCCACCATGGTATATGTCGATGCCATCGTTCCGTCCTTTCTCCTCAAGTGATCCTGCGCCAGGCATAGATACCCGCCATACCGCAGTCCACGCGCTCCCATTCCGCCCCCTCCGGCGACGGTTGGGGCTCCGTATCCTCTGCCGTCAGCCGCACGCAGCCCACGGGCCACAGCGCGTCCGTCAGCGCCTGGCCGCCCAGTGTCAGCCCGCCGGACACCTCCACATCGCCGTAAAACACCGCCGGCCACGCGCACTCCAGCGCTTCACCGGTGCTTCTCTTGCCGAAGGCCGCGCCCCTGCCGCCGCTGTGCAGGTGCAGCGTCACCGGCGATACCGGCGGCAGCAGCTGCCGCACCGTCCGGACGCCGCCCGCCGTATCCACGGCGGATACCTCCGCCTCATAGGCCGCGTCCGCCGCCAGCCCGCCGCCTACCACGGTCTCCGCGCCGTTGACCAGTGTGGTATAGCCGCTCCAGCTGCCGCCCGCAGGACGCCAGCGCACCCGCACCTGCACGGTGTTCCGTCCTCCTACGGAGGCGCAGGACGCGGTGCCCGTCACCTTCAGGTACGCGCCGTCCTCCGCTGCCGTACCGCCCGCCTTGCACCGGATGACCTCCGCCGCCAGTGTAGGCCGGTGGTAGGCATACACCGTCACCGCCTCGCTTTCCGCCGTCACCGAGCGGCCTCGGCTGTCCGTCACTACTGCGGAGGGGATCAGCGTCCCTGCCGCAGCGATGGGTGCTGTCTTTCCCGACAGTCCCGCCACGGTCTGACCTCCGCAGGTAAAGCGGCACGCCTGCACCGATGCGCCGCCGGCCCCTGCCGCCGTCACCGTGTACTGCACGCGGCTGAGTCCCTGCACGCACACGCCCCAGCCGCTGACCACCGTGTTATCGCTGACCGCCGACACCTGCACCGACGCCGTGGGCGCCATAGACGGCGGCACATAGACGGTAAACGCCGTCTGTACACTGCCCACCTGCTCTGCGCCGCTGTATACCGCCATGGACATGGTCCCTGTACCCCGCAGGGCGTCCGGGATCTGCTGCGCCAGCTCCTCCGGCACGCGCCAGCGGTACACCGCCCTGCCCGCCGCATGGCTGACCTGCCGGACATCGCCGCTTTCCAGCGTGCCGGACGCCCCGCCGAAGGCGTAGGAGAATCGGAATGTGTACCCGTTCCCCGGCTTCACCACCGTCAGCGTGCCGCTCTGCCCGATGACAGCGTCCCTCGCCGTCAGTTCGAACCCCTCCATACTCACGGTGCGGCTGCTCCTCTGTGCCGCGTTCATCTCTCACCCTCCGATCCAGCGGATTGCCAATCCGTCCCCGTTGTCCTCCATGCGCCAGCCGCCCACATCCGCGCCGCCCAGCGCCGCCATACCGTTGACGTGCAGTCTGCCGTCCGCCACACGAGCTACCTCCTGAGCGTCCTGCCGCAGCGACAGCTCCTCGCCGGTAAAGACGGCACGGAAGCCGTTAGGCTCCACCTCCGTCTCCCCGTCTGCATCACGGCAGGTCAGCCCAAAGCCTACTGCCGTGCCGTACACCGGCGCGGTCCCGTCGTACCCTACGACGCCCGTCCGAACGCAGGCCGCCGCGTTCTCCCTGTACCGGTCGAAGGCGTCCGCCACCGCTGCCAGGCCCTTCCTCAGCGTCGCGGCAAAGCCGTAATACGCTCCCAGCTTCTCCGGCTCCGCCTCCAGACGGCCGCTGAGCGCCGCCGCCTGCCCCTCAAAGCTGTCTGCCGCCACGTATTCCGTCTCCACTTGCGCCGCCAACTCCTCCACGGCCCGCTTCAGCCGCTCCTCCCCACCGGCGATGAGGCTCCGCAGCTTCCGGTACTGCTGCTCCGTCCCCTTTCCGCCGGAGGACGCGCCGGTGCCCTGCTCCAGCCGCTCCAGCGCCAGATTCAGCTGCTGGGCCATCTGGAACAGATACGAGTACTGCTGCATCACCTGCTGCTGTACGCTGCCTGCGGGACACGCGGGCATAGGGATGGTGCTCACGGGCCGTCACTTCCTTTCTCATACACCGCCGACATGCTGAACACGCGGCACCGGCCGGTGCCCTGCAGCCGCAGCCGCACCTGCCTGCATCGTCTGGGCCGCAGGTGCAGCAGATACCCGCGGGTCTGTCCGTCACCGCCGATGACCTGTCCCAGCGTCTCCCAGCTGCGTCCGCCGTCATAGCTGGCGCTGGCCTCCAGCCGCGCCCGATCCTCCGGCTGCACCCGCAGCTCCAGCCGCGCCAGATACTTGTTCTCCGGCTGAGAGAGTCCCAGCTCCCCTGTCTCCGCCATCCACCGCAGCGCCGTCTCCTGCTGTCCGCTGCCGCCGGTCATGTCCAGCAGCCTGCCGTCCCTCGCCAGACCGTACAGCGCCCCGTCGCACACGGTGAACGCCATGATGTCGGCGTCGTCCTGCCGGTGCCACAGTCCCCGCGCCGTATCGTATACCAGCAGGTGCCGCTTCCCGTCTCCATCCCGCGCCGCCAGCCAGTACTGCCCGTTCCAGCCCGCCGCCGCGCCGTCCTGATACCGTACACTGCCCAGCGGCATGGACACGCAGCCGGGCATACTGCCATCGAAGGCGTACACACCGCCCAACCCCAGGTAGAACAGCGTCCCGTCCACCACGGCGGCCGCACCGTGGCATCCCTTCTTCACGCCCGGGCAGCGCAGCGTCACGATCTGATGCGCGCCGGTGGCGCTGGGGTATACCCGCTCCATACAGTCCTCCTTGAAGAAGATGACGCCGCCCAGACACGCCGCCGCGCCGGTAAACGCCCCGTCAGAGCCGCGGGACGCCGCGTAGCTGTCGGTACTGAGCCCTGCGAAGCTGTTCCAGTTCCGGAAATCCCCCAGCTTGCTGGCATAGATCTCGTTCACCGGCCGCCCGTCCACGATGCCGTACTTGCAGCCCCACAGCCGGTTACCCTGCTCCACCACGAAGTCCATGTCCGGCACGCGCCGCGCCGCCGTCACCTCCGCCGTCTGGCTCCCCACCTTGGCTGTCGCCGCCGGCACCGCGATCCAGTCATCGCCCGCCGCATCCAGCACGTGCAGGCCGTTGAGGGTCTGGGCCTCGCAGCCCTCCACCGTCACGCCGTCTCCGGCGGCAAAGCCCCGTCCGATACCGGCGGCGGATATTTTGGTACACACGTTTTCCATGTCCAGCCACGCGCTGCCGTCGTACCGCTTCATCACCGGCTCGGCGTCGGAGGTATCCAGCCACAGAGTGCCCGCCTCCGGCGCATCAGGGGCCGCCGCCCCTGCGGCATAGTCCCCCAGCTCCTCGCCGCCGCTTCTGCACAGCGCCGTCGTCACCTCTCCCGCGGTGACGTTCCGGTTCTCCATGCTGCCGAAGTCCGACAGGTCCTGCGTGTTGATGTACTTTCTGTCCGGCCAGATCAACAGGTACGCCCCCATGTTCACCAGCTGCTTTTCGCCGTCGGACAGCGCCAGCCCCGTCTTTTCTCCGCCTACGTACAGTGCCGTGCCGTCCACCCACACCAGCGCATCGCGGCACGTCAGCCCGTTGGGCTTACTCAGTACCGCAGCCTCGCCTCTGGCCGGACGGGTCTCCAGCGCCGGGTACCCGCCGCTCCACAGATTCTCCATATTCTGAAAGCAGCCCATGGCGCTGCCCGCCCGCCGGTCCAGCCCCAGGAACCGGTCCACCGTCACGCGCCGCTGCGCCGGCGCCGTCAGCTTGGGAAAATACATCCCCCCACCTCCTTAAAACAGGCGCAGTGCCGCCGCGCTCCGCTGAGGCCGCTCCCTGCGGCACCGATAATCCTTGTAGGTCAGAAAGGCGTTGTTCCATTGGGCCGCCGCGTTGTTGTACCGCGCCATCTCGCCGTTGGCGTAGTGGATCTGCGCCTCCACATAGTGGCGGTACAGCTCGTCGTAGGGCGCCTCCGCCGTCAGCGCGTACTCCTCCGTCACCTGCGGCAGCGCCCCCGTGGCCTGCTCCGCCTCCCGCAGCACGAAGCCCTCGGCCTGCGCCAGCCACTGCATCTTCTCCTCTCTGCCGTACTGGTTGGGCAGCAGGGCGTCCACCCTGCCCAGCATCTACCCCGCCGTCATTCTGTCCATGTCAGTTGGCCCGCTCGTCCACATAGCGGCGGGCCTCCTCCGCCATCATGCGGCTGTTCTCCAGCACCTCCGCCACGTAGTCGGGCACCTGTACCTGCACGCCCTTCATGATCTTCCAGCTCCGTCCGTTGACGGACACGATCACAAAGTTCTCCTCATTCTTTCTGCCGCGGGGCAGGAAGATGGACACCATATTTTCCTTCATCACGCCGTTCTCCTTTCATCGTTTCCCTGAGCTGTGGGAGGGGCCTGCCGCCCCTCCCGCGCCCTGTCAGTTGGCCTTGTCCTCGCCGGAATAGCTGGAGCCGCACTCCACGCGCACCATGTACTCGTCGTACAGGATAGCGGCGGCGTGGACGCCCTTCCAGCCCACGCTGGAGCGCTGGTCCAGGGGGTCTGCGGTGCCGGAGGAGCCGCGGGGCTTCACGATGACCTCCGTGCCCTCGCTGAGATCCACCACGCCGTAGGCGCCCTTGCCCAGGAACAGGCAGCCATACACGGCACAGCCGTCCTTACCGCCCTCGCCGGGATAGATCACCGCCTTGTCGGTGGCAGTGACAGCCTGCTCCAGCACCAGCTTGGCCGCAGTGTTGGACTTCACCTTCACGCGCTGGCCGCCGATGAGCACATAGCGGCCCGCCAGCGCGTCGGCGGCCACAGTGCCGCCGGTAAAGCTCACCTCGGTACTGTTGGCCGCCGCGCCGCTGACCGTCAGGGTGCGCGCGTTCTGCGCCAGATCCTCACCTCGGTAGATCTTGGCCTCGGTGGTCTCCACAAAGCGCACACCGTGGAGCTCGCCGATCTCGCCGGAGAACAGCTCCGTGGCGGCAGCGTACTGGTGGGCGGCGATCCACGCCTCGTCCTGCCGCAGGTCGAAGGCCACGCTGGGATGGATGATGCACACGTACTTGCCGTCGAACGTGGGGGCATTCATCTTCTTCAGCTGGGTGGCGGCCTTGGCCACCAGCTCGCTGGTCATCTTGCACGTCCCGTCCAGCGCGTAGCGGCTCAGCACCTCGGCGGAGGTGCCGTCCGCCTTCTTCTGGGGCGCGTAGATGACCTGATTGCCCTGCTGGATCTCGTTGCGGGTCACGGTGTCCAGCGTCAGGCCCATGTTGCTGCCATGGCGGTCGGTGATCTCCAGCACCACGTCGTCGATGGCCGTCAGGTCCAGCATATCGGACACGGTGGTGTAGTCGCCGTACTGCGCCAGATCCTTGGTGATGTAGCTCACCGAAATACCGCTGCCATCGGGGGTCACGCCCTCGGTCAGCGGCGTCAGCGCCTTGTCGAAAGCGCCGAACTTACGCCACTCCACGGTCTTGCCGCCGCCCACCGGCAGGCCCTTGGTGGCCGCGAACTGGTTGTGTACCAGCTGGGGCTTGGCGTTCTCCAGCAGCTCCATGCCGTAGTAGGTCTTCATCTCGGCGCTGAGAGCACCGGTGGTCTGTGTGTTCATCTCCCCTGCAAACAGCTGCAAATTCATCTTCTCCATGCTCGTCCTCCTCATTTTGTTCAGAATCGTATCTTCTCTCCGTCCTGTACCCGTTTCCGGATATCCGCCAGCTCGCGGCTGGTCAGTCCTCTGGGATCGCTGCGGGTCACGGAGCGGCTATCGCCGCGGTTCTCCGCAGCCCGCCCGCCGCCGGAGGCGATGGAACGTGCCATCTGACTGCGTGCCTGCGCCGCGGCATAGCCCATGGCCGCCTTCAGAAGCTCCTGCCGGTGTACGATCTCATAGGCGGTCCTGCCGTCCACACCTGCCGTCACCAATCGCCCGAACCGGGGTGATGCCATCTCCCGCCGCCAGTCGAAATCGGGATACACCTGCCGGATGCGTCCCTCCTCCTCCTGCAGGCGCAGCACCGCACCGGCCTGGGATTCCCGCCGCGCCTGCACCTCCTGCCGCAGGCGGGCGTTCTCCTGCCGCAGTCCCCGCAGCCGCCCGTCCAGAATTTTCTGCACACGGGCGTCAAACTGCTCCTTGTACTGCCCGCGGATCAGGGCGCTGAACGCCTCCTGCTCCCCGGCGTCGGGAGCCGCCTGACCGCCTGTCTCTCCGCCCGTCTCCTGACCGGCCTCTGCCGCCTCTGCAAACGTCTGCCAGTCCATCCAAAGCTGCTTCATAGCCTCTCCTTCCCGTGGTAGGTCACGACCCTGTTACCTGCACACACGCGGGATACTGCCGTGCCAGCTGCGCAAGCCCGCACCGCACCAGAGCGAAGGCAGCGCCGCAGTCCCCTGCGCCCTCCACCTCCGCAAAACCCCTGCGGATGCAGATCCGCGCCGCCTGTCCCGTCTCCTCCAGGCTGCCCGCCAGCGCGTACACCAGCGCCGACACGGCGGCGCAAACGATGTCCTGCCCCGCCGGAGCATGCCCCGCGTGACCGCATACCGTCACATGTGCCCCGTCGAATACCGCCTGTATCATCGCGGCCTCACGGCCTCACGGGACTGCTTTCTCTGCCGCTCCATGGCGTCCGGCGCGCTGCCCGCCTTCACCGCGCCCACGTCGGGCGCCTCGCCGCCGTTCATCTCCTGCTCCAGCGCCTGCGCAAGACTTGTCCCCTGTTTGGCGTCCAGCAGCTGCACCGCCGTCAGCAGCTGCCGCTGGAGCCACGCCACCTGTCGGGTCCGCTGCTGTCCCTGCCGGATGACCGATGCCAGCTGGTCCTTGTTCTTGAACTCCATCAGCTCCAGACACCGCAGGGCCTGCTCGGCCATATCTGCGCGGAAAAACCCCATCTGGAACAGCTGCAGCGCCAGCTGGTTGTACTCCATGGTCTTGTAGGGTGTCTCGTCCTGCGCCGCGATCTCCAGATCGAACTCCGGTACCCGATAGCCGCCCAGCGCCAGGGCCTTGGGCTGCATACCGCCGTTGTCGAACATGCGGAACTCCCGCTCCGCCCCGCGGCCCAGCAGCCGGAACTGCCGGGGTGCGCTGTAAAACTGCCGCACCAGCTCGATGCACAGCGTCATCACCTGCGCGAATGCCTGGTACCCGTCGTCGATCATATTGCGGGACAGCTTGCCGCCCGCCTCCTGCAGGGCCGCGATGGCCGTGGCCGCCGTGACGCCGCCTGCAGTGCCGCCGCTCATCACGTCGCGGTTGCCCGCCGTCTCCTTCATCTCCGCCACCTTGTTCTGCAAGACGGCCACATACACGCTGTCCAGCGTGGGCACACGGATAGGCGCGATGGAATCGGCCCCCAGATTGCCGTTGGTGTGGACGAAGGGCTGCGTCCAGTCGGCGTACTCCTCCTCGTTCACCGCCCCGTCGGAGCGGATGAAGAACCGCGGCGTGGCGGCGGCCAGCGTGTTCTTCAGGATAGCCTGGTTCATCAGGTCGATCTGCTTCTGCGCCGGCTTGCACAGGTCCACGTAGCCGTAGCCGCAGGGCGTCCCCTCCTCGGGGAACAGCACGTCGAACACGAAGGGATACTGCCCGTGGTCGTACCATCCCCGCTTTTCGTACTGCGGGTCGTTTTCCGAGGCGTACAGCACCGTCTCTCCCACGAACTTGCAGTAGTGCAGCACCTGCCGCCCCTCTGTCACCGTGTGGTAGTACCAGTCCACCACCAGCGACTGGTCGGAGGTATCCACCCGATCATCGTAGAGATAGCGGCTCACTTGGGACGCGCCGCCGCGCCCCAGCTTCCCTTCCAGCTGGGGATAGTCCCGCAGCAGCCGGTGGTTGGGTGTCAGCTCCACGGAGAAGAAATTCTCCGATGCCTGGATATCCTGCACTCCCGGCTCCCAGAACAGATTCAGCACGTCCATGCTGCGGATGTCGATGTCCCCCAGCCCGTGGAGCTTGCCCCCGTCCCAGAACACGCCGTACACGGCGCAGCCGGACTTCAGCTTGTTCCACCACGCCCTGGCATACTCCTTCTTGAACCGGTTATTCTGCAAGATCACCGGCAGGATGCGGGTCAGCTTCTCCGCCTCCTCCCGATCGTCCGGCTCGCGGGGCAGCACCGTAGGCTCGGGATAGCTGTCCATGGCGTCCGCGTGCTTGGACAGGATGCAGTTCACCAGCCACCCGCTGGCGGGGCGGGGATCGTGGGGATTGCCGCCCCGCCCCTCCTTCTCCATCTGCTCCCAGTGCCGCATCTTCCAGAACTGCTCGTTGTCGATGATGCGCTTGTCCAGATTCTCCTTGCCGCGTCGGTATTGCCGCAGGATCTCCGCCGCGCGGACCACCTCCTGCGTGCCGATCCTTGGCCGCATGACCTCCTGTTCCATGTCGCACCTTCCTTTCCTTGTTACTGCCTCTGCCCGCCACAGGTCCAACGTTGCACGCTCCGGTGCAGCGCTCCTCAAATTCTTCTCACGCCGCCCCAGCTGCCGAACCGCCCCGACCGCAGGTCCAGCGGATCCTCCGCGATCTCCCGTGCCTCCGCCCGCACCGGTGCGATGGGCCGCGTCATGCAGAAGTACCGGCTCTCGTCGGCCACATGGTCCTCCTGTGTGGTGTCCACATCCTCCGGCACCGTCTCGCTGTATAAAAGCTGCGGGATGGTGCGGATAAATGCCCGGCAGTGCTGGAATACGTACAGCATGGGGTATCCCTCGCCGTCGAAGCTCATGCGGTAGTGCATCTGCATCCACCCCGCGATGCGCCGGTTGTCCCCCTTCACGAAGAAGATACGGTGCTTCAGCGCCGTCTCATAGATGCTCTCGCCGCGGCTGGCGTCCCAGATGGCGGGGTCCGCCACGCCCTGTATGCTCCGCCCCCGCAGCAGCGGGTGCTCCTCCTCCACCCTCCGGATCTCTGCGAACTGCCGCTCCGGCGTCCACAGCACGCCCTCGTCCGGCGTGCCGGTGCAGCCGTACAGCTCCGCGATACGGTACACGCACCCATCGTGGTCCACCGCCCACCAGCCGCAGGAAAACGGCCTTGCGTAGCCGAAGTCATAGCTGCGGTAGATGTTCCATTCCCGCGGCACGTCGAAGGGCCGTATCACGTGGGTCCACCGCCTGTCATCGTAGTGATCGGGGTCATCGGTGAACTCCTGAAACACCTGCCCCGCGAACACGTCCCACCGTCCCTCCAGCCACGCCCGCCTCAGCTTATAAGGCAGGGCCTCCAGCGTCTTGAGATAGTCCGGCTGCCGTGCCAGCAGCGCCGCGTTGTCCGTGACCCGCGCCGGAATAAAGGCGTAGTCCTCCGGCTGCTCTCCGTCCTCGAACCGCCTGTCGATGAACAGCCGCTTGATATACCCGTGCCCCGGCCCGCCCGGATTGCACGTATAGTAGATGCGCTTGGGGAAGTCGTTGACCCCTCGGACGCAGGCGGCGATCTGCCGCATCCACTGCTCCTTCAGCTGCGTGGCCTCGTCCAGAAAGATGACGTCGTACTCCGCGCCCTGGTACCGGTCCAGATCGCGGTCGCACCCGCAGTAGCCGAACTGCAATACGCTTCCGTTGCAGAACCGGAACTGCCGTTCCCCCGCCCGATACTCCGCCACATCTGCCAGCTCCTGCCGCAGAAACGCCAGATGGTTGGCCTCCAGCTCCGCCAGACTTCGCCGCACCAGCAGGATACGTATCCCCGCGTACCGCAGCGCCAGCAGCTTGGCCTTGCACCGCACCGCCCAGCTCTTGCCGCCGCCTCTGGCCCCGCCGAAGGCCACATATTTCTTCTCACAGGCCAGAAATTCCCGCTGCCGCGGGTTGGGCGTCCCCAGCGTCATGACCTCCGCCCTCATTGGCTCAGCTCCTCCGCCTCGCCGGACAGCACCACCCGCACCGTGCCTCCGCTCTTTTTCTCCGGCGGCTTCGGGGGCTCCAGCGACTTCCCCAGCCCCACCAGCGCCTGCAAAAGTCCCGCCAGCTCCTTGATCTCCCTGACGTCCGCCTCGCCCATATCCATCCGCTCTGCGGCGGACGCGGCAGCGCGGTTCAGCTGCCGCGCCACATTGGCCAGACAGGTCTGTGTCTCCATCCGCTTCGTTCGGCTCCAGCGCCGCTGGCCGTACCAGTCCTCGTCCTGCGCGTGCCGGCTGACGGCCCGCTCCGTCACGCCGTACAGCTTCCCCAGCGCACGGAAGCTGATGCCGCCCGCCTCGTATCTCTCCCGCATCTCCTCCCACGGGATACCCTTCTTCCTGCCTATCTCTCCTCTCCTCCTCTCACCTCGTACACCGCCAGGATCTGGGCGGCGAAATCCGCCAGGCACTTCCGGCAGACGTTCTCACCGGCCACGCGGTAGTAGCGATCACCCCGCCGGATCTCCCCGCCGCACAGATCGCATTCTGTCCATACGCCGCGCTCCTGCTCTTCGTCTCTGCACAT